CAGTTTCGTGTTGCCAAAGGGTGTAAAACTGGTTCATAGTGACCGTAATTGTCAGACCAGTACCGCTAGAAGGAGATCTGGCAACAGTACTTAGTGTTCCAGATAAAGCGTTTTGATATGAGCCACCATTTGCAATAGTGAGTCCAGTGACTGGCCCTGTGCCCCCTCCACCAGAGATACTTGATACCGTAAATACAGCAGGGCTACCCGCTCCACCTTTTAAAGTAACTACGTCACCAACAGCGTAAGTTGTACCACCACTGACAATACTTTCTGCGGTTACTTGGTAGGCTGTAGGGGTGTTTTGTGCCCAAATAGGGTATCTAAATACCTCTGAGAACACTCCTGCTGATCTTTGTGCGCCTAGTGCTTGACCTGCGTCATACCAGGTTTGTTCACGGACGTTATAGATGATCGCATCCGTGCACTCAGTTGCGGAACCCTTTGGATAGAACCACCAAATCTCTCCCCAACGAGTAATCTTAGTTGCCCAAACCTTTTGCCTCTGGACTGTATTAATGTTGTCAAAGAAGTAGTTGATGTTGACATTGTTGGGTATCTCCTGAACCACACCGTTGTAAGATAAGAACCTATCCACACCAACCCAGTAATAAATGCCATCGTACTCAACCACGGAGGTAGATGACATGATTGTGGTGGCTGTAGAGATAATGTCATATCTCCAGTACAGCGTAGAAGTGCCTACAGTCTGCGGAGAATAAGTTACCCTGGTCAACTGATCCAAAGACCAGAAAAGCCCCGCAGGAGACGTTGTACCGCCTCTAAGTGGCATTCCCTTGACAACTTTAGTTCCAGATACGTTATTGGCGTTGGCATCAGATCCAACCCAGTTATTAAAGTTGCCTGCTGAACAGTTCTGGATAAGACCATTGTTACCGTAAACAAATAGGTAGGGATAGAGCATACACGCCCCACCGCTCACAGATATGTTGTTGTTAAAGGTAAAAGTGGTGGATGATGATCCAGTAATGGCATTGTTAACAGTTACAGTGGTATTTCCACCAGAAACCACTACAGCAGTCACCACAGTATTCGCAGATACTCCAGTTCCAGTCACCGTTTGATTAACGCCAATCAGATAGTTAGAACCAGTGATAACAATCGTTTCGGCATTAGGCGTACCAGGCGTTCCAGTAGCTGTAAACACGCCAACTTGACTCATTGCACCGTAAGGGAAAGTACCTAGTAAAACAGGTGTATTAACTGTATTGTCAATGTCAGCCAAGTTTTGACCTGGGTGAGCAATCAGGTTCAGATTACCCGTACCGTTGGGGTCATAACCAATATCAAACTGCCATAAATTGTTGGCACTGGCAGTAAAGTTATTTAGCGTGATGGAGGTTGGACCATACCCAACACCATCATCATTATCTGTCTGCCAACCCTCTAAAAAGCTTTGGCTACCAGAGTAAACATAGTTGATGCCGTTTTGGGACTGCATAACCATCCCACGGCTAATCTCAGGAGCGTTAAGGAATATTGCCTTATAACCACCCATTTTCCTAGGTAATTTACGCTGAAAACGAACCCATTGACCGTCCACAAACGAGGGAGCGGCGAACTGAGTCCCGTCCCGCTGAATACCAGGATTGATGGCTAGGAGTGCAACCTTTAAGGTCAAAATGCACCTCCAACAATACCGATAGGCGCTTGGATGCCAGTTGAGGCAAATAAGACAGATTCAGTACCTGCCAAAGTAATTGCGACTTGACCAGTACCAGGTAAATAAATACCCGTATTTGTATTGCCAGAGAATGTAATAGATGGTGTACCTGCGGAACCAACTGGGAAGGCTGTAATCGTTACAGTTCCACTGGTCACGCTGTTGGCGTTATAGACGTTCGTACCGTCACAAACAGCCATAACTGTATTACCTTGACCTACCGTAATCGTAGCCCCACCAGAGGCAGAAGTCTTAACAGTTAATGTATAAGATCCAGTCGTGTTATTGGTAATTGAATAAAGCTGAACCGTAGAAGGCACAATCACAGTCGTGTTAGCAGTCAATACACCAGAGTACTCTTGGATCGTATTAGATGCTTGAGACGAAGTTAATGTATAGGTGTATGGGCTTGATAGTCCAGTTAATGAAACAGCAAACTGGGTATAGGCAAAGCTGTTAGATCTTCCGTATCCGAATGTATCGTAGCCACTAGATCCGTTAGAAACAATAACAATAGACTCAGCCAATTGAAGCTGTTGGTTGGGGTTGCCGTCTATCGTATCTGAACCACTTGGCGATAGAGTAACAATTCCAGATCCGTTATTTTTAACAATAACAAACCAATTGTTTCCTACGCTAGATGCGGTTGGCAGGGTAATCGTTCCTGCACCAGAACTCCACACATAAAAGGAAGCTCTATTTTGAGGTGCAAGCGTTAGATTGGAATACTGAAGGGTAACGGGGTAGGCGCTGTTTAGAGTTGGCCCAATAGCCGTTAAACCGTATCCTGCTAGGGTTGAGGCACTGGCTGAGGATGTACCCACACCCATTGCGATATTAGCCCAAGTACCTGCCACAGTCGTGTTATCAGTTACATAAATGTAATAGGTATTAACTGTCGCTGTCGTTGGTGCAACAGGTATGTTAATGATCGTACCGCCTTGGCTATCAGTAACTGTAAAAGCATACTGACCAGAGGTTCCTACGTTACGAACAATAATAGCCTGGCCTACAGATACTTGAGTTGCAGGGGGCATTGCAACTGTCAGACCTGAAGCCGTGGCTGTAATTTCGGTAATATTTGCCGCTATATTGCTTGTCTCTGTACCGTTAATAGGCCACTCTAAAGCAACGCTTTGGCTAATAGTTAAAGACTCATATGCAACCTGAGAAGGAGATATAGTCTGTCCAGTAAATGGATTTACATATGTAGTCATTAAGAATCCTTAGCGATAGTCTGACGATCACCCATACGCAGATCATCTTCAGTTTTAAGTGTAGAAAGTGATTTATCAAACATAGCCTGCCAAGTGGGTATCCTTGCATCATTCTTTAAGAATGGGGTCATCTGTAGTAAAGTACCAAAAAGCATGGCATTTGGAGCGTTTTGAGTTAACCAGTTAGTCTGATTAGTGCTTGATAAAGGCTGAATACGCTCATAAAACAATACCTCGAACTGATAGGATTGATCAGGCGTAGGAGCTATATACCAATGCTCATAATCATAATCAGCGTAATAAACAGGGGGGCTTGTCTCTGTATTGTTAGGCCAATAACTGGTCAAATACTCGTATTTTCTTAAGTAGATCGGTTGTTTTGCGCCAGATGCATCAATGTATTTAAGTGATACTGTTTTGCGCCACCGTGCAGGCTTAGGAATAACGGGGTTTCCTGAAACCATTGTGCTTTGTGCAACATTTAACTGGCCTAATGTCTTGATTTCCTGAGCAATTTCAAATTCGCAAAGGGAAATAGCAACAGGCACTTGATTAACAACTGCTTGATCATTCCTCTCTAAGTACTCATAAATGGTACTTACAAGGCTGTCATAAGTCATCACCCAACTTGGAGTTGAGCTTATGGATGAGATTGTCATTGCGCCCCCTAATATACGCCTATTTTAGATAGTATCGGGGGAAATGTCACCCCAGTACTTGTTCTGTCTGGTGCATGACAACAATTCTTTGCTCAGCACCAAACAAACCACCATTAATTACTTTGGTCAGACCGTTGTAGTCCTTGGCCTGCGCCAGTCTGTTACACCCGTGAGTTGACCAGAACCATCCCCCAATCGGAGCCGCCCACTTAGGTGTTCTAGCCCAATCTGGATTTGCCACCAAATCAATCCCCAAAGCCTTACCCGCATGATAAAAGTTGTCATGCCCAGTCAATTGGCAGATCGCTGAGCCTCTGAACCTCCACCCGTCACCAGAAGCTTCATCCCGATTTCCCATACGAAGTTGGTAAATGTGGTTTGCTATTTTTTCAGGCTTGTGGGCGTACTTCATAGCCTCGTCCATCGTTGGGAATCGCTTAGGCCACAGTTGCATGAGAGTCTCAGGACGGTAGTTCAGGTTCTCTTCTAAGCTTCTGAAGTGGTTGGATTCGTAGCTGAACTGCCCAATGAAGCAGGCTTGCTCCTCAGTTGTGTCAATATTGAAGTTTTTGAACGTCATGTTCAGCGGATCTACCCACTCAGCATTAATACCCAATTTATGAAGTTGATCAGCGGTAATCATTTGACCCCCTTGTTAACCAATTCTCTTACTTCGTTGTATTGCTTGATACAGGCGTTGAGGGAGAGGATGGCTGTGTCACCGTCTGAGGCGATGCCGATAAGCTCTTTGACAGTCTGTCGCTCAGATTCGGACTCATTGGCTGTATTTGCTGATTGAGTGGTGGAACCTGAACTGGCTGATACACCACAGGAGGTCTGAGGTAACCGCAACTTGCCAGAGTCAGCGTCAGCATTAAGACTAAATTTTTTGGATTGAACATCATCTTTGGCCTTCTTTAAAGCATTGTTAGCAACTACTAACTTTTTAGCATACTCAGCTTCTTTTGCACGAGCTTCAGTGTTTAAACGGGTAATTTCAGCTTGATCTTCGTCTACTCGTTGTTGATAGCCTGCATGGTGCTCATAGCCACCAAACCCGATTACAGCCAAAGCAACCCCTATCCATACATAGATGTTAAACACGAGTGCTCTCCCTTGCCTGAGCCGTTCTCATGCGTTCTTCATCACCTTCTAAGACGGGTGGTCCTGCGGGTGGGGGAGGAGGAGTCCAATTTGGGCTAGATCCACCGCCTGACATCATAACTATTGGAGCAGGTGGGGGAGGTGGAGGCGCTACATAAGCATCTTTACCTGCCTTGACGTTGTTCATCATAGCTGTAGCCTCGTTGGTTAATCCCTTGGTCAAAATGCCTCCAATACCGCCCACAATGAGTAGGACGATGTCGTTGAGCATCTTGGTGTAGGCTTGGTCAATAGGAGCCATTTGTTTGATAGGCTGAGTGACAAAGGTCACCGAATACAGCAAAGCAAAGGTGATGAACGCAAATATCAGCGTTACCACAATAACAACAAATGCCCGTACACGGACATCTATTTCATCGGCACTGAGCCTGGGTTGTTTGTTGCTGTTGGACAACCACTTGAGCAGTATTTCCTTCAATTTTCTTCTCCAGTAAAGGGGCAATTAGATATTCTGGGCAAGTTTGATCAAACTCACAGCGAGGCTTTTGGCATTGGGAGGCACCAAAGTTATCAGGGTTTTGGCAAAAATAACGATAAGAGTCACCGCATCCTGCCAACAATAAAATCAATACAGCGCATATTCTCATTCTTCCCTCTTTTCCTTTTCACGCTCAAGTTCTTTTTTAAGCTTTTCAATCCTCTTGAGATCATTGGCAATTAATATCCGCTCCTGATGGATGTCCATGTAGATAAACCCAATCACAGGCAATACCAGAACGAATAACAGCGCTAAGATAATGATGGTGATTACATACCCCCATGACTCACTCGATTTATTGCCCACATTAAACCCATGAAGTATATTGC